TATAAAGGACAACTTCATATGGCAAGAAACCTCACAGAAAACCAACAAAAGTTTCTAGAAGTACTCTTCGATGATGCTGGTGGTGATGTTGTGCTTGCCAAGAAGTTGGCAGGTTACAGTAACGGCACACCAACTCGTATTATAGTGGAGTCACTTAAAGATGAAATTGGAGAAGCTACAAGATCTTATTTCGCCCGTACAGCGCCTAAAGCTGCAATGGCAATGGTACAGGCTTTGTCTGACCCTACAGAGCTTGGTATAAAAGATAAGATGAGTGCCGCTAAAGACTTGCTTGATCGTGCTGGACTTGGTAAAGTAGATAAGGTTGATGTTACCTCAACAGGTGGCGTCTTTTATCTACCGCCAAAAGAAGGTACTAACGAATAGTCAGACCAAAGCACATAAGTAGAGACTTAGAGTATTGGGAGCTACCTAAACCAAAACGCGGCAAAGAGAAAGAGTGGCACGTTATAGCCAGACTATCTAAGAAGCCGCCCTTTGGTTATGAGATACACCCTGACAATGAAAACTTGTTACAGCCTGTACCTCTTGAGTTAGAGGCCTTAGAGCTTGCAAAGCGGCATCTTCAACAGTACAGTTACAGAGATGTAGCTAATTGGCTCACAAAACAAACTGGACGCAGCATATCACATGCAGGTCTTAGACAGAGAATAAATATTGAGCGAAGACGTAAAAAAGCTGCTACAATTAAACGGAACCTTGCCAAGCGGCTCGAAACGGCGTTATCCGAAATCGAGAGGCTCGAAAAAGGCTGTATCGGAGCGTACTCAGAAGAGTGAGACTGTAGTTGTCACTCCAAAAGAAACTGTACCTGCACAGGTAGCCCCTGCAGAGTTTGACGTTGAGGCGGCACAGGATGTAGTATTTAAGCCTAATCCCGGCCCTCAGACAGACTTTCTAAGCGCATCTGAGCGTGAGGTACTGTATGGTGGTGCAGCAGGTGGCGGCAAGAGTTACGCAATGCTTGCTGATCCTTTACACGGATTAAATGACCCAAACTTTAGTGGGTTACTTGTAAGACATACTACGGAGGAATTACGTGAGCTTATTCAAAAAAGCCAAGAGCTTTACCCTAAAGCTGTTCCGGGCATTAAGTGGTCTGAGCGTAAAAGTCAGTGGACTACTCCGAAAGGTGGTCGGCTCTGGATGTCGTATCTTGATAAAGATATGGACGTTACTCGTTACCAAGGTCAGGCGTTTAACTGGATAGGCTTTGATGAGCTAACGCAGTGGCCTACCCCTTATGCGTTCGATTATATGCGAAGTCGCTTGAGGTCTGCTCATAGTACAGACTTAGGTTTGTATATTCGTGCTACTACAAACCCAGGTGGTAGTGGTCATAGTTGGGTTAAAAAGATGTTTATTGACCCTGCACCTTCTAACAAAGCGTTCTGGGCAACTAACATAGAAACAGGGGATACTATTACGTTCCCTAAAGGTCACAGTAAAGAGGGTCAACCTCTGTTTAAGCGTAGGTTTATACCTGCTAGTCTGTTTGACAACCCATACTTAGCTGATACTGGTGACTACGAAGCTATGCTTTTGTCTTTGCCAGAACATCAAAGAAAACAACTATTAGAAGGTAATTGGGATGTCAATGAAGGAGCAGCTTTCCCAGAGTTTAACAGATCCATTCATGTCATTGACCCTTTTGAAATACCAGACAACTGGGTTAAGTTTAGAGCTTGCGACTACGGCTACGGTAGTTATACAGGAGTTTTATGGTTTACTGTCGCTCCCGACGAACAGCTTATCGTCTACAGGGAGCTTTATTGTTCTAAAGTTACAGCTTCTGATTTAGCTGATATGATACTGGAAGCGGAATATAAAGATGGTGGTATGCGATATGGTGTTCTGGATTCTAGTTTATGGCATAACCGTGGTGATACTGGGCCATCACTGGCTGAACAGATGAACATGAAGGGTTGCCGTTGGCGTCCTTCTGATAGATCTAGAGGCTCTCGTGTAGCAGGTAAGAACGAAATACACAGGCGTCTGCAGGTAGATGAGTTTACTGAGAAGCCCAGACTCGCTTTTATGAGTAACTGTACAAACACTTTAGCTCAAATACCTATTATACCTCTAGATAAGAAAAACCCAGAGGATGTAGATACTAAAGCGGAAGACCACCTATATGATGCCCTACGTTACGGCGTTATGACTAGACCCCGTAGTAGAAGTATATGGGATTTCACGCCTGACAAACCAAATCAGGGCTTTCAAGCACAAGACACAACATTTGGATACTAAAACATGGCAGATATTGACGAAGTAACTTTTGATACAGATGAAGTTGTAGCTGCAGAGGACGCAGAGGATAGCATCTTTGAAGCTAAATCTAGCATTGTATCCTTTGTTGATGAACGTTTTAGCAGGGCAGAAGATGCTCGCAGAAGTGATGAAGATAGGTGGCTACGTGCTTACCGCAACTATCGTGGTTTGTACGGGCCTGACGTAAAGTTTACAGACACAGAAAAGTCTCGTGTATTTGTTAAAGTCACGAAGACTAAGACCTTAGCTGCATATGGGCAGATTGTTGACGTTTTGTTTGGTAACAATAAGTTTCCTATGTCAGTAGACCCATCTATTTTACCTGATGGTGTTGCTGAATCAGTACACATCAATATTGACCCTAATGCCGCAGCCGCTGGTGAAGCACTTAAAAGTGTAACACAAGACAAGCCTTCACGGCCCTACTTACTTGACGGTAATGAGAAGCTAAAACCCGGAGAAACGCTCGCAGATCTAAAACAGCGTTTAGGGCCACTCAGCGACAAGTTAGAATCCGTATCAGAAAAGGTTGTCGAAGGTGATGGCACAACGCCTACCACCGTTACATTTCACCCTGCTATGGTTGCAGCTAAACGAATGGAGAAGAAGATCCATGACCAGCTAAATGAGTCTGGCGCTTCTTTGCATTTACGTTCTATGGCATTTGAGATGGCTTTGCTTGGTATGGGTGTTATGAAAGGCCCATTTGCTGTAGATAAAGAATACCCTAATTGGGATGACCAAGGTGAGTATGACCCACTTATAAAGACTGTACCTGAGTGTAACCACGTAAGTGTGTGGAATTTCTACCCTGACCCAGAAGCTACCTCTATGGATGATGCTGAGTACACTATTGAGCGTCACAAGATGTCACGTACACAGCTACGCTCCCTCAAGACCCGCCCATACTTTATGGATGACTCTATTGATATGGCAGTAGCCAAAGGCCCAGACTACGTGCAGAAGCATTGGGAAATGACTATGGAAGACAATCAGGTTCATGCTGAGTCTGAGCGTTGGGAAGTACTAGAGTTTTGGGGTTTCGTAGATACAGCTATCTTAGAAGAGCACGGTATTAAGATACCTACTTCCATGAAAGATTTAGATGAAGTAAGTGCTAATGTGTGGATATGTAATGGTGAAGTACTACGTATGGTACTAAACCCATTCAAACCATCACGTATACCGTACTATGCTACCCCATATGAGCATAACCCTTACAGCTTCTTTGGTGTAGGTATTGCAGAAAATATGGATGATACTCAAACCCTTATGAATGGCTTTATGCGTATGGCTATTGATAATGCTGCACTAAGTGGAAACTTAATTATTGAAGTTGACGAAACGAACATGGTGCCAGGCCAAGACTTGTCTGTGTACCCCGGAAAAGTGTTTAGGCGTCAGGGGGGTGCAATGGGGCAGAGCATCTTTGGCACCAAGTTTCCGAATGTAGCGCAAGAAAACATGCAACTATTTGATAAAGCAAGGGTTTTGGCTGATGAGTCAACTGGATTTCCATCTTTCGCACATGGTCAAACAGGCGTCTCTGGAGTGGGTCGTACTGCTTCTGGTATTAGTATGCTTATGTCTGCTGCCAACGGCTCTATCCGTACAGTAGTAAAGAACGTAGATGACTACCTGATTCGCCCTCTAGGTAAAGCATTCTTTGCATTTAACATGCAGTTTGACTTTGATGAAAAGATTAAAGGTGATTTAGAGGTACGTGCGTCTGGTACAGAAAGCTTGATGGCTAACGAAGTACGGTCACAGCGTTTGATGCAATTCTTACAGGTTGCACAGAATCCAGTATTAGCACCTTTTGCTAAGATGGACTACATCATTCGTGAGATTGCTAAGTCTATGGATCTTGATCCAGACAAGGTTACTAACTCCATGCAGGATGCGGCTATTCAAGCTGAGATCTTGAAAGGCTTTCAGCAGCCTGCACAGCCCCCTGCAGGGCCAGAAGGTGTTGCAGCACCAGAGGGTGCTCCACCTCAAGGACAAGGCCCACAGGGCGTAGCTGATACGTCTGGTGGCGGCGGTTCACAGATGGGTATAGGAACAGCCCCTACACCAGATGAACAAGGGTTTACTGGTAATGTCGCTTAAACAGTTTGTAAATAACAAGCAAGCTATCGAAGAATTTTATGCACACATAGATGATCTAGTCACTATACAGCATAGAATCATCGAAAATGCGGATACACCTGTAGAAGTATATAGAGCACAGGGTGCAATTGGTGTGCTAAGACGGTTAAAGCTACTCAGGGAGACAGTCAATGGATTTAGTAAGTAAGCAGACTGAGGAAGCATTAGGCTGGGCAGCAGAGTCTGCTAAAGCTGTTGAAGATGCACCGAAAGTCAATACTGACTTATCCTTTAAAGACGCAGCTACTTTTATTGCATCAGCTACACCTGTTATTGGTGATGCTATGGCAGCTAAAGAAGTATATGATGAATTAAACAAAGAAGATCCTAATTACTTTCTCGCGGGTGCACTAGGCGGGGCTGCTCTTGTAGGGCTTGTTCCGGGATTGGGTGATGCTGCAGCTAATGCGATAAGGGCTGGTGCTAAAAAAGCTGCAGAGACTGTAAAACGTGTTGAGGTTGATCCCAATGCGTTAGGCAGTATGGGCGGTAATATTAGGTTAAAGGGTGAGGTTGGAACAGGCATACCAAAAGTAGACATGGTTTCAAATTCCTCTGCAGGAATAAATAATAAAACAGTAACACAGTCTGCTGTTGATCTTATGAACGATCCTGCTTTCGGAGAAGGTTTTGCTGAAAAATTACAGAAAGTTGCTGCTGAGAATAGTATTGCTGCAGGAGATAAAACTTTTTCACCAATGCAAGTTTATACTGAATTAAAAGACAGAGTAAATAGCGACGATTTTACAGTAGTAGCCTCAAAGCCCAGAGTTAATGAGGACGTAGTTGAAGCAGAGCGTTTACTGGATGACCCAGAAGCATTAGAACAGTGGCGAAAAGAAAACAGGCTACCTGAATCTCAACGGCAGAAAAACCCAGAAGGGGCTAAAGAAGCAGCAGGATCTTTATTAGAAGGTGATATTACCTCTAAAGAAGCTAGAAAAAGGATAAAAGAGTTTATACCGGACCCTCAAGAGTTTACTGCAGAACAAGTACGAGAAATGATGCCTACGGTTACTGAAATTACAGGAGCGTTAGGTAAGAAAGCTAAAAAATATCCTGTGTTAGGTGTTAAGGGTGCAGACTTAAAACAAGGTCAGGTAGTTTCTTCTAGGCTAGATATACCTGCTTATGATGATTATGACACTTGGGTGGTATCTATTCACGATGGGAATCAAAAGTCAGGTAGTGTTGTAGGGTATGGTCAGGCTATTCGTTTAAAGAATATTAACTTTGGTTCAGATCCTAAAACAGCTTTAGACATTGCTAGAGGTAAGAGGCTTGTACAGGCTACAGGCGAGGACGCACCTAAACCTCAAGGCAAAGCTACTATTGCGCGTATCTTTGGTGAATATCAATCTGCAGACCCGTATGATTTGCAACGTCAAGCAGCAGACATTATTGAATCTGGTTCAGACGAGTGGATTCAAGTAGGTATGAATCCTTATCGTGGTAGTGCATTCTACGACAAGAAGACAGGAATGCCTGTATTTGAGGCCGATGAAGTGATACAGGTTGGCCCTCTTGTATTAGCTAAAAACGTAAAGAAGCCTACTATTTCACAGATGAAAGAGATGGCAGTTAGAACCAGAGATGGTAAAATAAGAATGTTTAACGAAGGTGGAATGGCTATGGATGAACAAACTCAAATGGCCTTTGCGCTGGGTGGCTCAGTAGAGGATGTAGATCCTGTATCAGGTAATGAAGTACCTACAGGTTCACTACCCGAAGAGGTACGTGATGATATTCCTGCACAGTTAAGTGAAGGCGAGTATGTTGTACCTGCTGACGTTGTACGCTTCTATGGTGTTAAATTCTTTGAGGATCTCCGTACACAAGCTAAACAGGGTTTTGCTGACATGGAAGCCAATGGTCGTATCGGTGGAGAGCCAATACCCCCAGATGGAATGGAGATGGTTGATCCAGAGGATGAAGACTTCCCGTTTGACATATCTGAGTTACAGACAGTCGCAGAAGATCAGCCTATGGTAAATATGAAGGATGGCGGTTACTTGAGGGGTTACAATGAGGGTGGATTTGACGCACCTGCACCCACTGAAATACCAGATGTATCTTCTGTTTTTGAGTCTTACTTTACAGGGGATAACATAGAATATAAAGAATATCGTGACCCTGCTACAGGTGCTGTGGCTACACTGCGTTTTGTTAATGGGCAACCTGATTCTTCAGCAAAGCTACTAATTGATCAAGGGTATGTTACATCAGAAAGTTATAATCCTACCCCAGAGGTTACAGTAGAACAACCAGATACTGGTGAGTCTTCTTCAGTAAACCCTTCTAGAGAAAGTAACTCATTTAGAAATGAAGAAGAAAAAGTAAAATCTGCTCAAAATACTTTTAAAGACTACAGTAAAACTGAGCTATTTGAGTTAGCAGAAAGATTAGGTGATCCTAAAGTAAATAAAGCAATTACAGGTCTAGGTGCTTTTGCTGGGCCTGTAGGCCTTATAGCATCTATTGGTAAACGTGCTACAGGTTTTGCAGTAGCAAGAGAATTAGCAGAGCGTTACAAATCTGCAACAACAGATGCAGACAGAGCTAAGATACAAACCTTATTTGATGGAGTGACCAGTAGGGGTAAAGAAAAAGGATCAGGTATCACAGGTGGCGGTGGTCTACTTGGCGGGGGCGGCATCCTTCAAGATGTAGACGGTAATGGTGAAATAAACTTTGGTGATACTTGGTTGGGCGACTTGCTTGGTTTTGACGAAGGTGGTTCTGGTGTTCAAGGACCAACTCAGTCAGATAGCTGGGATGGTGCAAGGCGTTCAGGTGGTACAGGTACAAAGGCTAATACAAATTTAGGTAATCATGTAGGTGCTGTTACTAAAGATGATATTACTAAACCTGCACCTAAACCATCTAGTAGTAGAGATGATGGCCCAAGTGCTGCACAGATAGCTGCTGCAAATGCTTCACAAGCTTCAACATCTACTTCTGCTAGTAAAGCTAAAGCTATGTCAGCGGCTAGACAGAAGGGGGGCGTATCTGCCTCTACTGCCGCTAAATTATCTGGCTCTCAAATGAAAGCAGGTAGTGGTGTAGGTTCGGGTGCAGGGGGATCAAATTACGCTGGCCCTATGAATAAAGGCGGCTTGATGCAGAAGAACAAAAAGAAGAAATAACTAAACGACAATAAATAACTATAAGGCTACCCAGCTTAGGCTGGCCCCAACATAAAGGAGTAAGAAATGTCGGAAGCCCAAACTATTGCAGTTGAATCTGCATCACATATGCGTAATATGTCTCGTGTACAAAAAGATGAACAGGAGTTAGCTCAGCTTTTAAAAGATGCTGGTATAAAACAGGACGATGAAGAGCAAGAAGCCTCAACAGAAGAAGCTACTCAAGAGGAACCCAGTAGCTCAGAGCCTGTCGAATCCACAATATCACCAACAAGTGATACCAAACAAGAAGAAGCCCCAGAGAAAGCAAAAGCATCCGAAACAGATGACCCCGATCTGAGTGCAGAAGAGAAGAGCTTTAAGAAGCGCTACTCCGATATCCGTAAATACATGCAAGAGAAAGATGCAGAGTATAAAGCGGAGTTAGAGAAACTAAAAGGTCAACTAGACTTGGCTGCTAAGAATGAGCTTGTACTACCTAAGTCAGAAGAAGAGATTGATGCTTGGACTAAGAAATACCCTGATGTAGCGGGTATCATTGAAGCTATTGCAGATAAGAAAGCTAATGAGCGTGCTTCTGACTTAGATACGCGACTACAAGAGATAGAAGGTATGCGTACACAAGCCAAGAAAGAAAAGGCAGAGGTAGAGCTACTTAATATACACCCTGACTTTGCACAGATCCGCGAAGATGATGTATTCCATAGTTGGGCAGAAGAACAACCTAAGTGGGTACAAGATGCTTTATATGAGAATACAGACGATGCTAAATCTGTAGCTCGCGTATTAGACTTATACAAAATAGATAAAGGCATAAAGACAATGAAGCAGTCTAGCAGTGATAAGAATGCTGCTTCTTCTGTAAAAGCTAAAAAGGTATCTACACCTAACCCAGACGATTCATCTAATTACATTAGTGAGTCTATGGTAGCTAAAATGTCTATTAAAGAATACGAGAAGCGCATGGATGAGATCTTAGATGCTCAGCGCTCTGGTAAATTTATTTATGATATGTCAAAGAAGTAGTTGACATTAACATTATCATAGATAAAACTATAGCATATACACATATATTAAAGTGTGTGTATGCTTTATTAAAAGCACAATCGCCACAAATATAAGACTCACCCTAATGTATAGGCCCAGTGCTTACAGAGAGGCATCTCTAAAGCAAAGCTGACTACCCTAGTACAGAAGGCCTCTTTCAAGTGGGTATAGTGTTACTATAAACGCCATATCATTGAAAGGAAACCATTATGGCTATTACATCCGCATCAGGTGGATTTAACGGAAACTTCTCTCCGATTATCTACTCAAAACAGGCACAGATTGCTCTACGGCGCTCTGCTGTCACTAACGCAATTACCAACAACTCATATTTTGGTGAGATTGCAAACCAAGGCGACACTGTTCGCATTCAAAAAGAGCCAGACGTAACCGTCAACGCTCTACAACGTCATACAAGCATCTCTGTTGAGAAACTTGATGATTCAGACTTTTCATTGACCATTGACAAAGCAAACTACTTTGCCTTCAAAATGGATGACATTGAAGAGCAATTCGCCAATGTAGACTTTGTTCGTTTGGCATCTGATCGTGCAGCATTTAAAATGGCTGACTCAATGGATGCAGACGTACTGTCATACATGTCTGGTTTCACCGCTGCAGGTGCGCTGATTACATCTACCTCTGGTGATGCACAGCACCCAACTGCTGGTGAGCTTGATGGTGAATTCTTGAAAGTGAATCACTTGGACGCTACTGACTTTGGTTCATTAGGATCTGCTGATTCAGCTTCAACAGCCTACGCAACTGGTGACTCAATTCCATTAGCTCCACGTTTGCCAGGTGCAACTGCACTGTCATCTGCAACTGTCTCACCTTTGACAGTTATTGCACGTATGGCTCGTCAGATGGACACAGCTAATGTTGAGGCACGAGGGAGATGGATCGTTGTTGACCCGGTTTTTGTAGAGATGCTCAAAGACGAAGACAGTCGCATGTTGAACGCCGATTTCGGTGGTTCTGGCTTGCAAAATGGTCTTGTCTTGAACAACATGCACGGCTTCCGTGTATACGTTTCAAACTCTCTACCTGCTAAGGGTACTGGCGCTGGCACTTCTGGTGCTTTGGCTCAAGACGCCAACTTTGGTGTTATCTTGGGTGGTCAGGATGATGCTGTTGCTTCTGCTGAGCAGATCAACAACGTGGAAAACTATCGTGATCCAGATTCATTCGCTGACATCGTGCGCGGAATGCACCTTTATGGTCGCAAAATTCTTCGCCCACAAGCGTTGGTCACTGCAGCATACAACGCTGCTTAATTAATGTTATACTTAGGGGCTGGCCTATGTGCTGGCCCCTTTGTGCTTTGTTTATAAAGGATACCTTCAATGGCTATTACTACAGCAATGTGTAACACGTTTAAGCAAGAGCTACTTGGCGGTGTTCACGATTTAGATACAGACAGTTTAAAAGTAGCTCTGATTAAAGCCTCACCTTCTGGCACCTATGGTGCAGCTACAGCTAACTACTCTGATGTCACAGGAAACTCTGATGAAGCATCAGGAACTAACTACTCAGCGGGGGGTCAAGTACTTGACTCTGCTAGTATTACACTATCAGGCACAACAGCTTTTGTTGACTTTGCAGATGAAGTTTTTTCTAACTTAACTATATCAGCAGATGGAGCTATTATATACAATTCATCTCAGTCAAATAAAGCTATTGCAGTATTTAACTTTGGTTCAACTGTAACTTCTACTGCAGGTGACTTTACTGTTGTATTCCCAGCAGCAGATGCTTCAAACGCAGTAATTCGTATTAGCTGATAAGGCAATAAATAATGGCATTTATTTTAAAAGATCGTGTCAAAGAATCGACTACGACTACAGGTACTGGAAACATATCTTTAGGTGGTGCACTAGCCACCTTTGATACTTTTCAGTCCTACCTTTCTAATGGAGACACGACTTTTTATGCCATTGCCCATGCATCTTCTGGAGTTGATGAGTGGGAAGTAGGACTAGGTACTTGGAATACTGGTAATACACTTTCACGCACTACAGTGTTAGCAGGTTCTAACGGTACATCTGCAGTTACTTTTTCTGCAGGTACTAAAGATGTGTTTATGACTTACCCTGCAAGCAAAGCTATTGTTTCAGGTGAGGATGCTGCTTTTGCTAATATTACAGTTACAGGTACTGTAGACGGTAGAGATATAGCAGCAGATGGAACTAAGCTAGATGGTGTTGAAGCTAGTGCAGATGTAACGGACACAGCTAATGTAACTTCTGCTGGTGCTCTAATGCGATCTGGCGGTACTATGACAGGTAATCTAGTACTTAATGCTAACCCTAGTGCTGCATTAGGAGCCGCTACAAAGCAGTATGTAGATACAGAAGTATCTAGCCTTGTTGACTCAGCACCTTCTACTTTAGATACTCTTAATGAATTAGCAGCAGCTTTAGGCGATGATGCTAACTTTAGCACTACTGTAACTAACTCTATTGCTACTAAACTGCCTTTAGCTGGCGGCACGATGACGGCACCCCTAACCGTAGACACCAACACTTCTGGAATCTTAAGGCTGTCAGCTACAAATGGTTCGCCTTGGGCTATAGATTTACAGCGTGATGATGTTACTAATTCTAGGGTGTATAACGCTGGTGGGTTTTGGTCTTTTGAGCATGAGCCACGCTACTACAACGGCGGTAGTCACCAAAAACTATTCCATGATGGCTACCACCCCAACGCTGACAAATGGACTACAGCACGTACACTCTCTTTAAGTGGTGATGCATCTGGTTCTGTCTCTTGGGATGGCTCTGCTAATGCTACACTGAGTGTGACGGTGGCGAATGACAGCCATACTCATGTTTTTGGAAATATTACCTCAACATCTTTGTCTTCCTCTAATGATTTAAACAGTTACAATGTCAGAGCATTAGCGCATTGGGGTGGTTCTAACCCATCTAATAGTCCAGCGACATATGGCGCTATGTTTGTGATCCCAGATGGTAGCCAGCCCCAACAGTTAGTACAGACATACGGCGGTGCGGCTAACAAAGTTTCATTGTACGGTAGACGCAAGACTGGCGGCACATGGGATACAAGTTGGACACAGTATTTTAGTGATCACTACCACCCCAACGCAGATAAGTGGACAACCGCTAGAACGCTCTCACTCTCAGGCGATGCTTCTGGTAGTGTATCTTGGGATGGTTCTGCTAATGCTACGCTTAGTGTAACTGTTGCAAACGATAGTCATACGCACGATGGGCGCTATTACACTGAGACAGAAGCAGATAGCCGCTTTGTGAATGTCACTGGCGATACGATGACAGGTCGTCTGATATTGCCAGATGGTGGTTACAGCATTGGCAACGAATATCACACTTGGAAGCGCAGCTATGTTGTAAATAATACATCACCTAAAGAATTGCTTTACCATGATGGAAATTCATTACCCAGTGGCGGTGCCTATCGCTTCCATGCGCATATCGACGGCACTGGTACAGATCAAAGTGCAACCGCAGTGTACTGGAACCAAAATGGCACTTGGAAAGTAAACGTTACTTACCAAAGCGGAACATCATCGAACCATCCAGAATTTATTATTGGTGGCAGTCCAGAAAAGCCTCAAATTCATATTGACCACTCTTCAAACTACACAATTCAAGTCCTTGCTGAGCGTCTTGAACTGACAGAAGGTACTGGAACAGACAACCAGTCAGGTTTTGGTACAGATGCGTTCTTAGGTAGTGTTGGTGGTACACTGCGTTATAACAATGGAGGCAGTGTAAATAGCTACGCACAAGGTGACACTGTATTCCACGATGGCTACCACCCTAATGCAGATGCATGGACTACAGCCCGTACATTATCCCTCACAGGCGATGTCACTGGTTCAGTAAGCTGGGATGGCTCAGGCAATGCTTCACTAGCTGCTACGGTAGCTAACGATAGTCACAGCCACAAAATACTTAAAACATCAGGTAACTACGTATGGAGCAATTCTACTACGGCAGGTAACTATCCTACAGTAGATGGTGTGACAGGTGTTCAGACTTCTTTTGTTCGTAGCGTAGAGGGCTGGCCTGAGTATGGCGTTGTTCTTCATGTTGGGGGTAGAGGCGGCGCTGACGCAGGCGGTGATTTCCAACTTTATTGTGGTCATGGCGCTGCGAATGGTGGCAACTATTTAAGAGTTAGAAATGCGGATAATAGCGCATCACCTACTGATAGCTGGACATCGTGGAGAACTATTTGGGATAGCGGTAATGATGGAAGCGGCTCTGGCCTTGATGCAGACTTACTTGATGGTGTGCAGGGTTCTAGTTATCTGAGAAGTGATGCAAACGATACTTTTACTGGTGATTTAACCCACGTTGGCGGTGCTGTTTTGGGGGCAGGCACATTAACTGGTGATGGTCAAAATGACATTTTTATGTTTGGCACAAGTCCAACTGGTGTTACGGCACAGAGTGGAGGCTACCATAATAAATTAAGAATTTTAGGTGGTTCAGGTCAAAGCAGAGACTTGCAACTTTATCAGAGAGACAGTGAGTATGCTCATATTGGTTCTAGCTGGACGAGCAACCAATTAACTATTGATAGTGCATTTACTCAGGTTAACTTTAATCAATCTGTGCGTGCACCTATTTTCTACGATAGTAACGATACAACTTACTACGTTGATCCTGCAAGCACAGGCAGCAGTGTTCGTATTAAAGGTAATATTGATACCAGAACACAAAACAGCACTACTCAAAATAACCAACTGTATTTTGGTATAAATAACGGTAATTCCGCTGGAACCTCAAATAATATTGGTACAGGTATTACTTGGGCACCTCTGTATACAAGTTATACCAAACGATCCGCTGGCATCTTACAGATAGGTGAAGGCAACTATTTTAGGTCAGGTCTTGCATTCTATACAAACAATACCGCTGATGCGTCTACCGACTGGTCGGAGAGAATGCGGCTTGATATGGATGGCAATCTTATTAACTATGTAAGTGTTCGTGCCCCTATCTACTACGACAGTAATAACACTAGTTTTTATATTCACCCTGACAGTAATAGCAGAATGGCTCAGATAACCGTAGACGGTGGTACTGGAAATTCTTCTACCGATGGTACTGTTTACGTTACAGCTACAAACAATAACGATTGGGGTTTGATCGTAGACAAGTACAATGGCAACTCATCTGAATACGGCGTAGATATTCGCATGGGTTCAAGCTTTAATTATGGCTTTAGAGTTAAGGGTGCTGGGTCAACTGTGTCAGGTATAAGCAGTGGACAGCTATTCCACAATTCTAGTGTTCGTGGGCCTATCTTCTACGATAGTGCCAACACCTCTTACTACGTTGATCCAGCAAGTACGTCACGCCTAAACGCAATCGACTTTGGTGATAGTAGTCCAACCCTTTCTCAAAACGGCGTTTACCTAAGAGTAGCTACTAGCTATGGATACATAGAGTTAGGGCCAGCAAATAGCTCCTATGCTCATATCAATACAGATAGGCCTACGTTTTATTTTAACAAAACTGTAACCGTAGATGGCGGCGGCATCCGCATGTACGACAGCGGTGCTGATGTTCGTGCTTTTGCTTTTTATGACCAAGTTAATACAGGTTTCTATGTCGATCCTTCAAGTACAGGCGACAGCATCAGGGTCGCTGGAAACATCGTAGCCTATTACTCAGATGAACGTCTAAAAGACATCGAAGGTAACATTGATAGCCCCTTAGAGAAAGTCTCTCAGCTTAACGGCTTCTATTACACAGCAAACAAAAAAGCTCAAACGCTAGGTTACAAAGACAACCGCCAAGTCGGCGTGTCGGCTCAAGAAGTTGAAGCTGTTATGCCAGAGGTCGTTACAGACGCAGCCATAGGGCACGGCTACAAAACCGTAGATTATGCCAAGCTTGTACCGTTGCTGATCGAAGCGGTCAAAGAACAACAAGATCAAATTGAAACTCTCAAATCACGCTTAGAAAAATTGGAGAATTAGAATGAGCATGACATACACTTGGGAAATCACATCCCTCAAAACCCAAAACCAAACTAACGCTGATGGTGATGCATTAGCAAACGCTGTGGTTCAAACATATTGGAAAAAAACTGGTACTGACTCTGATGGAAACACTGGTAGTTTTTCTGGCGCAACGCCCTTCACGGCAGCAAACACACCAGCAGATACGTTTGTAGCTTTTGCAGATCTTACTGAGGCAACGGTATTGGGCTGGATACAAGCTGTTGTTGTTGGTGGATACGAGGAGCATGTAAATGGGCAAATCCAAAGCCAGATTGACGAACAAACCGTACAAGAACCTGACATGCCTTGGAGTTAATCAATGGCCTTACAGACATCGGGAGCTATTAGTTTAAACGATATTCACGTAGAAGCAGGGGGTACTACAGGTACTCAAGCCTCTACCAATGATACAGATATTCGTGGACTGATTAGCAAATCTAGCGGTGCTCAGATGTCTTTTTCAGAGTGGTATGGTGCTAGTAGCAGTGTAAGTAATTTTCAGTTTGCGTATTGGGATGGTACAAGTAATCAGAATAACCAATATTTAAGTTGGCCTAAAGTATCAGCAAGTCAAAACGGTGATAAGGTTTCGGTTATACACAAATCTGAAAACTATGGTTACCGTCATTATATTAACGGGGCTACTTGGGATGTTGACACTCACATGGCTCTAACACCTGCTTCTAGTTTATATGGCAGCCAATCTGTAAGTTATGGTTGGCGGCATAATCCTTCTTGGGGCAATAGATATACATCTGGTGGGGGTCTTACATACCCTGACGACTACATACCTAACAGAAATACAAGCAGTTACGGCGGTAAGGGTATAGTGTTTTACCATTATTTAAGTAACTATTATGACTGGCATCTCGGGGCCATGCAGTTCGAGACAAACCTAGAGGGTACGTCTACTACAAGAGGTGCAGTGGATTGGAATTGGAGAGTAACATTAGGCGATGGCTCACCTTACAACTTTAGCATAGCGTGTTTTGGAGGTGTATGTAGCGATAATGGTACCCCTGTTGCACTTACTCAGCCTATGGAAAGCAGTCACGCATCTTATGTAAATTACCTAATAACAAAATTTGACCCTTCAGGTACTGGAACCCCCTATGTACATTCGTGCAACCCACAGAGTGTGAGTACCAGAATGTGTAAAAAGCCTATTATAAACAATAATAACGAGATAGTTATTTCAAGTACTATTACTGCAGGTACCTATAGTGGGGGTATGCACTTTTGTAAGTTTAGCGGTTTAGATTGGAACGCATCTTCTAATGGTTTAGTGAATACAGCGGGGCGTATTGTTAGTACTGGTACTCCCCTATATTCAGGTGCAGGTAATAACCCCGGTTCCATGCTGACTTCTGGGCCAACAATAATGTGTGATAGCAGTGATAATATATGGGTTGCTTTTTTAGAACATAACAGCTCTGGTTACTCCAACACTACTAATTCAGGTACTACATTTTACTCTGGGGTGTTGAGTATTTTAAAACTTAATTCAAGCCTAGTACCACAAAAGTGGTATCGTAGTTTATTTTATCCCCTAGAAAACTACATCTCTTCTACACAACCCAAATTACAACTGGGTAGTTTAGGAGTTATTAATGGTGATCACATGTGGTTGCAGTTAGTTATAAACAACGCAGATCACATTACTGACTTTGGGCATTCTGGTTCTGGTGAAGATGACGCTGCGATTATGCTTAAAATTAAAATAAATAACCCTACGACAGCTACTGACAGCAACGGTACTTATATTGTTCCAGAGGTTCAGGCTGGCCACTCTCCATCAAATGACTATCAAGCGCCAGATACGGCGGCTGATATAAATGGACGTTTAGTTGTATCTAACTATGACAACGATGGTAGCACCAACAAAAAAATACTTTGGGCATCAAATAGATTTACAGATGCGGGTGCAGTTTACTCAAATACGGCTAAGTTGTTTTTAGTAGACAACAACATAGACTCTGACACCTCTGCTTTGAAATTTTCTAATGACCCCTCTTGGAGTGATACCAATATAAACTTTAAGCTATATGACACTGCACTCTCCTCACTAGCTACGAACGCAACCAATGCTGTAAATAACAGTGAATTTACGGGTGGGGGCACAAAAACTTCAGGCGGTATGACTCATTCAACAGGAATCGGAGCTTATGTGTTTAGAAAATCTGGGTCTTCTGGGCCAAATCCATCTCAAACATTTGATTGGGATAGCAGTGGTTAAAAGGTTATAAAATGTTAGGTATATCACGATTAAAATTCAGTGTAGGCAACGACTATGTACTTATTATAGCTCAAAACTTGCCAGGAGATGGTGGCATTAAACAAGCATCTGCCTCTCCCAATAAGTGTGAGTGTTGTTTGTTAAACTCAAGTGGCAGTTATATCACTCCTAGCTCTTGGTATGACGGTCAAGAAGATAATCAAGAAGATGTGATTGATAATATAGCACTCTCTGATTTAACTACTATAATATCCAAAGCTAAAGAGTACGCTACAGATAACCCTCTATCTGGAGAATAATTAGTGTTAGGCTTTACATCATTTTCTCAAAGTCCTTTTAGTAATACGGGTAGTGTATTAGCTAATGCTTTTATTAGTACAGTCTTAACGTCTTTAACTGCAGGTTCTTTAGGCTCTACGGGTTTAGCTAATACTATATCTCCTGCAGTAACTATACAAACTAATACGAGTGCTTTAGGTTTTTCTGCAAAAGCCAATCAAAGCGTATCTTCTGTATCTTTAACGGTCAGCCTTAATAATTTAGCTAATGTTTTTGGTGAGGCTAACCCTGTAATACCTTCAGCAAATGGTTCTTTTATTGCGGGGTCTTTAGGCGGTACAGGTATTGCTAATATTGTCACTGGTACAGTTACTGTTACTGTAAATAGCTCTGACGTAATACCTTCAGCAGATGCTAACACTACACTAAGTACAAACTTTGCTTTAGTTGTTGCCGATGATATTAGTGCTAATGGTTTAGCTAACTTAACTTTACCTAGCAACAGTGCTTTATTTTCTAATACAGCACCTACGGGTTCAGGTGAAGCAAACTTAATTATTGTGGCAGACAGTGCTACAGTTTCTGTAAACGACTTAGGTTTCTCAGCAGAAGCGAATAGTATTCTATCTGACCTTGTTTTAGACATACAAGAAAATTCAATAACTGCTTTTGGTAAAGCTTCTACTACACTAGCAAGTAATAATTTAACATTTGGTCAGTTATTAGGTACAACAGCAAATGGCGTAACCTTTGATTATGTACCTTTCTCAGATAGTTATGATAGAGATCATGTAGTCTACGTACTCAAAGCAGCAGATAATAATACGGTTTATATTATGCAAGACAATAAGACGGTGTACATACCTCAAATAAACAGAGTTACAACCAATCATGTTGTTGAAACTAATACAACTGTTTATGTACCAAAAACAAACAGGTTTAATACTGTTTATGTATAGGAGAATGTTATGGCTTTAAAGTGGCCCGACAAAGATAAAGATGAACAACTAGATTACAATGTAGATTGGTCTAGATTTTTAGGTGATGATACAATAACATCTGTAAAATGGTTTGTAGATAATGCTAGTGAGGTTAAGACTGAGGTAGATTTTAACTCTTTACCACAGACTATACACGGTCTTTTAGTTGCATCTAAAACTAACACCAGTACAGTTTCTACTATAAGACTAGGTTTAGGCACTAATAATAATAGATATAAGATTTACTGTCAGGTCACTACTGCAGAAGGTCTTACTTATGAAAGAGCTATCTTTCTAAGAATTAAGGAAAAGTAAATGGCATATGATTTCTTAGGATTAGTTAATGATATAAACCGTAGACTTAATGAAGTGGAGCTTACTTCTGGTAACTTTGCTACTACAACAGGTTATTACAGTTTAGCTAAAGATGCAGTTAATGCTTCAATACGTCACATAAATCAAGAAGAGTTTGAGTGGCCCTTCAATCACAGGGAAGAAGAAGAGATCTTAATTCCAGGTGAAGTTAGGTATTCCTTTCCTTACGATTGTAAGACAATAAACATGAATAGCTTTAGGATAAAAGCAGATTCTTCTCTAAATGTTAGTACAACTAAACTTAAAGTACTAAATTATGAGGAATATCTTGACAAGTATGTAGATTATGAATATAACTCTAGTACATCAAACAGATCTGTGCCTACATATGTGGTTAGAGCACCTAGCAATGAAATCATAATTGTACCAGCAGCAGATAAAGCATATGAAGTTGTGTATGAGTATTACTCAAAAGGCTTCGACTTAAATTTGCATGGTGATGTACCTACACTACCAGAAGAGTATAGATTTGTTATAATTGAAGGTGCTATGTATTTTGTGTACCAATTTCAAAATGACAATGCTTCTGCAAGGCTTTCGTTTGAAAGATTTCAGCAAGGTATAAAGAATTTAAGAAGTATGTTTATAAATAGAACAGAATATATTCGAGATACAAGAGTACATTATTAATGGCTATACCTTGGCAAACATTCCCTATTGAGTTTAAAGGCGGTCTTATCAGTAACCTTAGCCCCTTACAGCAGGGTACTAATGCTATTGGTTCTGCCACTATTTTGCAAAACTTTGAGCCTAACAAAGAGGGCGGCTACACTAAAGTAAAAGGTTTTTCTAAGTTTTCCTCAACTCAAGTTACAGGTAGTGGGGAGCTAAAGGGTGTTAAAGTTGTTGATGCAACAACAGTTATAGCAGCTAGAAAAAATAATAATAACAGAACACAGTTTTTTAAAAGCACTGGCTCTAGCTGGACAGCGCTAACCGAAAATACCAGCAGCACTGAGGGGAACAAAGTAAGATCTGCTGACTTTAACATAGATGGTACAAGTAAGATTGTTTTTGTTGATGGTGTAAATTACCCTTGTATATATAACACCAGTAATTCTTCTTTAACACACTTAACCACTCCTTCTGATATACAGGGTTCTGAACATGTTGTTGTGTTTAAAGGTACTGCCTTTTATAGTAAAGGTAATAAGTTAAACTTTACAGCCCCTTTCACTGTAGATGATTTTAGTGCAGCTAATGGTGCTGGGGTTATAAACGTTATTGATAATGTAACGGGCCTTATAGTTTTTCGTGAGCAGTTAATTGTTTTTACAGAGAAGACAGTTAAAAAGTTAGTTGGTAACACAACTGCAGACTTTAGATTAGAGCCAATTACAGAGCGTATTGGTTGTATTGATGCAGACACTATTCAAGAGTTTGGCGGTGACGTTATATACTTAGCCCCTGATGGTGTTAGGCTTTTAAGCGCCACAGATAGAATTGGCGATTTTGGGTTAGACGTACCGTCAGATAAAATACCAAAAGACTTTAGGGATTTCTTAATAAACTCCACTTCTTATTGTTCAGTCGTTCTACAGAGTAAAGCCCAGTATAGGGTATTTAATTACCAAGCCTCTCAGAAAGCAGGTTCTTCTAGAGGGTTGATTGCTACAAAGTTTATAGCGCAGGGCGCTAGTAATATAGCCTTTTCTACTATACGCGGAATAAAAGCAAAAGTGGCAGATAGTAAAGTTGTGGGGTCAGATGAGCTTAGTGTTATAGGTAATGATAGTGGGTACGTTTATAAAATAGAGGATGGTAATAACTTTGATGGTGCATCTATAAACTCTATATATGAATCACCCTTTATGCCCTTGACAGATCCTGAGTTAAGAAAAACTTTTTATAAGCTTACTGTTTTTGCAGCACCTACTTCTAACATGAGTTTTAATGTAAAGCTAAGATATAACTTTTCTCATTCTGGAGATCCTTCTGTATTAGAGCCTTCTAGCTATACTATAAATAATGAAGCTAACGTTAGTAGCTTTTTGTTTGGTGGTGGTAGCGCTACATTTGGTGTAGCTAATTATGGTACAAACTTAAAGAAGGAGTTTCCTTTAAACGTACAAGGGTCGGGAACAACCATATCAATACGTATTGAAGACAACTCAACTAATCCAACATACACTCTTGATACCGCTTTACTAGAGTTTGCAAATAGAGACAGGAAATAAAAGATGGCAGGATATATAAGAACAGGCGTTGGCGTAGAGGATAACATTGCTGATGGTCTTACTATTAATGCAGCAGACTTTAACGCAGAGTATGACGCTATTGAGGTGGCTTTTGGTACGAGTGGTCACACCCATGATGGTACTGCAGGGAATGGCCCTGTTATTACAGCAGTAGGCCCAAGCTTAGCCTATGAGTTTAATGCAAACGCTATGCAACCTAAGTCAGGTCAAACCAGTTTAGACTTAGGAACAACAGGTCTTAGATTTGACAACGCTTTCTTTACTACGACTAACACAAATAACCTGACAGTTAATACTTCAACAACTCTTACTGGCACAGTAAATATAGGCGCTGTTTCTTTAGAAGAGTATATTGAAGATATTACAGGGGGCAACCTAACTGCAGGTACAGGTATTGCTGTAGCTTATGACGATGCTGCTGGTACAGGTACTGTGTCTCTCAGTCACTTAGGTTTACAAAGTTTAACTGATCCTAATGCGGATCGTATTGCTTTCTGGGATGACAGTGGTAGCACATTTAATTGGTTAAGCTTAGGTACAGCAATATCTATTTCTAATACTACTCTTAATATAGCGGATGTTACTACCAGTGTTTCTGGTCTTATGTCTGCAGCAGATAAGACTAAGTTAAACGGAGTAGAAACAGGTGCAACAGCAGATCAAACTGCTGCAGAGATTCGTACTCTTGTAGAAGCAGCAACAGACAGTAATGTGTTTACTGACGCAGATCACACCAAGCTGAATGGGATAGAGGCCAATGCCACAGCGGATCAAACGGCAGCGCAAATCCGTACCAAAGTTGAAGCCGCATTGGACAGCAATGTTTTCACCGATGCAGACCATACAAAGTTAAATGGTATTGAAACTGGCGCAACTGGTGATCAAACTAATGCTGAGATTAGAGCGGCGGTAGAAGCGGCAACGGACAGTAATGTTTTTACAGATGCAGACCATACAAAGCTCAACGGCATAGAGGCTAACGCTACAGCGGATCAGACGGGTGCTCAAATTAAGACTGCTTATGAAGGTGAGTCAAACACAAATGCCTTTACTGATGCAGAGAAAACTAAATTATCAAATATAGATGCTAATGCTCAAACAGTAACAACAGCTAATGTTACTGCTGCAGGTGCTGTCATGGACAGTGAGCTTGCTAGTGAAGCATCAGTCAAAGCAATAAATCAACAGCTAACAACTACAAGTAGCCCATCTTTTACTGCAGTATCTACTGATACAATCAATGAAAAGACTTCCGCTAATGGTGTGAGTATTGACGGAGTTACTATTAAAGATGGTGATGTAGTTCTTAGTTCTGCTAAAAGCTTAGACTTTTCTGCTAATTCAGATACAACAAGTGAAACAGGTACTAATGTACACACAGAAAAGTTTTCTAAATTTGAACAAGGTACTTTTACTCCTTATTTGTATGGTGATACCGAAGCAGGAGATATAGCTAATGCATACCAGTGGCAGGACGGTTTTTATCAAAGAGTAGGAGATTTTGTACATTTACATATTATGATTAGGTTAGGCTCTAAGATTTCCTCTGCTTCTAGTGGCAACCAGATAGAAATAAAAGGTTTACCCTTTCAGCACTACTCTACAGGGCAAACTATGCCCTTAGTAATGATGCCAGTTATAGGTGCTAACCTTGGTTCAGGGTTTACTGGGATGAACATAAAAGGAACAATAGCAAACCAAAGTGGAATACCGGGAATACTACTTTGGTATAATACTACTTCAGCCCCTACAACTTGGTCTAGGCTTAGGTTGTCTATGCTTGCAAATGGATGTTTGTTAAATTTACAAACTACACACTTATTAGGAACTATACACTAATGAGCAATGATAACTGGCACTTAAACAAATCGGTACCTATAACTTTAATATTTGGTCTTATTGTCCAAGGTGCTGCTATCGTATGGACAGTATCAATGATGATGTCTGATATTGAAGATAATGCAGAAGATATAAATGAACTAAACATGCGTATGAGCCGAATGGAAACCTCTGTGCAAAATCAGGCTATCTCATTAGCAAGAATTGATGAAAATATAAAGGCTATTAGATCCTCTGTAGAATTTATGGCAAAAGATAAAAGTAAGGATAAGTAGATGGCAAAACGTTTTGCAGGATTTACTCCAGAGCAGCTAGGCAGGATAGATCCTAGCCTAAAAGGTATGCAGTCTGATGAGCAGGAAAAGATCATTGCAGCCAATCCTGCATTAGCTGCTCGTGTAGGTAAGATGACACAGATGGCCCAAAAACGTATTGGCTTTGCAGAAGGCGGCTCTGTTGGCCTAGATCAGTATGGTCAGCAGGGAAACTTTGTTGACGCATATGGTAAGGTTCTTTTATTGGATTCTAGTGAGTTAGCGGATGCAAAGAGAAATAAAGAAAGAGAGCTAAAGCTTATAAGTGGGCAGCTTGTAAAAGATTCTGCAAATCTGAGTAGTAATGAGAGAGCAGACATTGCCCAACAAACAAAGGCAGCACAGGAAAAGGCAAAAAAAACTGCGCCTATGGGTTCAACCTTTGCCACATTACTTGGCGGGGGCACATTGCCAAATGGTCATCTTGGGTTTGAGGACTTGCCCGTCGAAGGTGGACCTGCAATACCCCCACCAGATATCACACCCCCAACAGATATCACACCCCCTAAAGAACCTGCTAATCCCGGCAAGGCTGTCGGAGAATTAACTAATATTGCCCTAAAGACACCTGAAAAATTAGTTAAAGATATAGAAGTAGATAAATTTACAGACGTACAAAAAGCTGCAGGTGCTATTGCCGAAGGTACAGGTGAGGCGGGTACTGTAGACGAAGCTTCTGCTGCAGTTGCTACACCAGCTAGTGACGTTACAGCCCCTGCAAAACCACCTGTTTCCACCTTTCTTCCAGAAAAAGTGTCTGCAGAAGTAGCTGATACACTAAAGAAGTTAGAGGCGGCTACAGGTAAACCTAGTGACGAAGCTTTAGCAGATGCTGCTACTATGTCACCAGAGGATCTAAAGAGTTTAGGCCTTACAGTAGAACAGATTGATCAAGCTAGGCGTGTAGAAGACGCTCCCACTCGTAAAGCAGAAGCTGATGAGATGATTAGTGGCTCTGCTGTTGATATGGCGCGAGTCAAAAAAGAAGTAAACTTTGAAGCTGCCACAGGTGCACCATCTACTGATGCTACTGTACAAGGTCAATTAACTAGCTTGATGGAAGACTTTGAGGGCAAGGAACCACCTGCTTGGGCTGCTGGTGCTATGAGAGCAGCAACAGCACGTATGGCTAGTCGTGGACTGTCATCTTCATCTATGGCTGGACAGGCTATCGTACAGGCTGCAATGGAGAGTGCAATCCCTATCGCCTCTCAAGATGCTAAGACTGTTGCAAGCTTTGAGATGCAAAACCTGTCAAACAGACAACAGACTGCTATGTTCGCTGCACAACAACGCGCACAGTTTCTAGGGTTAGAGTTTAACCAAGAGTTTCAATCTCGTGTATCTAACGCAGCTAAGATCTCTGACATTGCGAATATGAATTTTAGCGCAGAACAGCAGGTTGCATTAGAGAATGCACGTATGGCCCAAACAGTTGACTTAACAAATCTGAATGCTAAGAATGCTAAGGTTATGGCTGATGCTGCAGCTATGTCACAGGTAGACATGGCTAACCTTAATAACCGCCAACAAGCTAACATACAGGCTGCTAGTGCATTTCTGCAAATGGATATGGCTAATTTATCCAATGAGCAACAGACTACGATGTTCAGTGCACAGTCTCAGGTAAATGCTATACTTTCTGATCAGGCAGCAGAGAATGCAGCCAAGCAGTTTAATGCATCTAGTGAGAACCAAGTAAACCAATTCTTTGCAGATCTCGGCGCTCGTGTACAGCTTGCTAATGCAGATCAGACTAATGCTATGGAAAGATTTAACGCTGGTGAAGCTAACGCATTAGAGCAGTTTAATGTGGCACAAGCTAATCAGCGCGAACAGTTTAACTCTACAAACCGTTTAGTTGTAGCACAGGCTAACGCCTCTTGGGCGCAAGCATACACAACAGCAGATAATGCAGCTATCAATGAAGCAAACCGTTTAGATGCTCAACGTCAGGGGCAGATGACATTGAATGCATATAATGCTACAATTCAAACGTACCGTGATTTGATGAGCTTTGCTAATAATACAGCAAATAATGATGCTGATCGCGCTACATCAATTATAACAACAAAGATCAGCGCAGATGCAGCAAAGTACGGCGCAGATAAAGCAGCACAGGCTGCAGCTTCAAAAGCTTCATCAGATAAGACTTCTAGCTTCTGGTCTGCTGCTGGTTCTTGGGCTGCTAGTGCATTTAGTTAAGGACAATATAATGGCTAATCAATACCGCTTTCTACCTGACTTTAGTGTCTTTGAGAATGATGAACAGAATGATGTATCAACAGAAGATACAAACTCTTCTATCATGTCTCGTAATAAACGTAATGATACAGATGCATCAGGTACAGGTGGAGACTTTCTAGAGCGCTTCTACCAAAACCTACGTGGTGCGTTCAATGATGATGATAAGTTTAAACAAACGTTTATGCATAATAAGCGTCCTAAGCCTGATATCTCTGAGCTACGATCTTATGTTGATAGGGTAAAAGGGTCCAGTGATATTGAAGATGCGCTACTTGAAGCAACAGGCATGTATAATCCCGGTATGGCATCAGATGATAGCTCAATGAGTATTAAAGATGCATCAGATGGTATCACTGTACCAAAGCAACCAGATGTTATGGTAGATGAGTTATCTTCTAGCTTAGGGTCATACCTACGTAACCGTGCTAACAAAGGTTCGTCTTTTGTAGGTGAGGGTGTACAGATGGCTAGTGCAGGGTCTTTATCTGTAGAGGATATGGATTTAGCTAGAATGATGGCTGGTCAGACCATGAGAAAAGAAGCTGCTCAGATGGGCTTGCCTGTGGTTGACATGGAAGAAGAAGCTAAGAAGAGCGCTGTAGAGGCAGCAAGGGAGAGAGCTAAGAAAGGTATCACGCAATCTAAAGGTGCATCTCAAGGGCTTATGTCTCCTGTTGCTTCTGACCCTAGAGTAGACATGGCAGCTAGTGGCTTAAATGAGGATGACCCACTAGGGCGTGTAAGACCAGAGGTGGCGACTGCAGAAGTAGAACCTCTGACAGATGATGATATGGGTTTACCTAATGATGATAACTATATGGGTTACTTGCCTGATACCCCAGAGCAAAAACTTTTGGATCGTATTGCTTTAGGTGAAGGTGCTGATCCTGAAAAATTAAAAGCACAAAAAGCTCTAGGAATAGGTTCTTCCGAATATGATATGGTCTATGCTTATGGGTCAATGCTTGCACCAAATAAGCCTGTAACAAAGATGACGTTAGCAGAGCTTTATAAATATCAAACAGATCTTATAAATAAAACTAAAGGCAAGATTCCCGGTACAACATTAGGCACAAGCGCAGCGGGTAAGTATCAAGTTTTGAGATCTTCTTTATTTGGTGCGGGTACTCCAGAAAAACCTGCAAAAGATTCTTGGGCTGATAAGTTAGACTTAAAAGCAGACACAATCTACACACCTGCTGTACAAGAGGCTATTGGTAGATTAGCACTAAAAGAAACAGGCTACTATAATTGGAAAAAAGGTAAAAAGTCAGAAAGTAGTATGCTTAAAAGAGTGTCAGATATATGGGCCTCTGTAGAAGGTAGTACTGCTGGGCAAGGTACTCATACAACTAAAAAAGATTTAGAACCTATACTATCTTTAGTTAGACCTAAGACTTCCTCTAAACTAGCCCCTAAAACATCACTACGCCCCAAGGCTAGACCTGACACAAGAGTAGCATCAAACTAATGTTTGGCTTACCCCTAGAATTACTGACTATGCTCTTCTCAACTATCTTGGGGGGAGTGATGTCTATATGGGGTCAGAGCATGAAGAACAAGCAAGAGCAGAATAAGATGATGCTTGCTAATGCCCAGTTTAATGCAGATCAAGTCAACCGTGCTAGGGATGCAGGTAAGACAGATAAGCACTTTGCATGGACACGTAGGATTATAGCTCTATCTGCTGTGTTCTCTATTATAGTGTTGCCTAAGCTGGTGGCAGTATGGTATCCTGACGTAAGCGTTATTGTAGGGTACACAGAAGTACAGGGCGGCTTCCTAAACTGGCTATTTGGCCCTGCAGAAGCAACCCAATGGAAGTACGCTAACGGCTTCGTAATAACACCCCTAGACACACACATCGTATCAGCCATCGTAGGATTATACTTTGGCGCAGGATTTACAAAGTAAGGCATAAATATGGAAGATTTATTTAAAGCACCAATTCCAGGTCAGTCTCTAACAGACGAACCCCGTAACGCTGCATGGGAAAACCCACCTGAGATGGATACGATGGAAGAAGCTGTTGCGTATTATATTGAAAAGCTCTCTGATGAAGACTCTACGGATGATCTGGCTTTATTGTTTGATCTTGGTGCTAACATACAGGACGTTACAGAGACGCTACTTATCATGGGTACTATGAAAGGGTTGCACACTGTTGATGTACAGATGCTGGCTGCACCTATCGTAGGAGCCTATATAAAAGCCCTTATGGTGCCCTATGGTGTTGAGACACCTGAGACAGCCGTAGACCCAGAAAAGCTACGCACAGAGCGTCAGAAACGCCGCTTAGATGTAATCATTGCAGACGCTATAGAGAAGAGCGTTAAGTCTGGTGAGGATGAAGGAACAGAGATGCTTCGTGGTATGCAGGATGCTGTAGAAGAAGAACCAGAAGCAGCAGCAATAGAGCAGCCTATGGATGAAGCTCCAGAGGAGCCTATGGTTGAAGGTGAAACACCGCAAGGTCTTATGGCGCGAGGGCAATAGATATGAGTGAAGCAGCACAGGCATTTCTGACAGGGTTTTTTAAGACATCTGCAGAGAACATTCAAAGACGTAAGAAAAAAGCAGAAGATTACATGGATGATCTTCGTGAGAATCAGGCTGCGTATCAAGTTAAAGCTGACTTGAAGGTTAAAGCACGCAATAATGCTGAAACCCTTACACAGAAAATCATTAGTAAGGGCGGCACAAAAGAAATGGTCAAGGCTGCTTATGCAGAGAATGGCTTAGATGGGCTATCTACTTTAGATGGTGTTCTGTCTAAAGGTGTAGCAAGTCAAGGTATAGACTTTGTAAAGAACAACGCTGATATATTTGCTGCCACTACTCTTGATCCTGCTATGACAGGTGTGACTATACAAGACATGCTTGATGAAGGCTTTGGCATTGGTAAGTACACCACAGGAGATTACAAACGTCCTGAGTCTAACTGGTGGGATCGTACAACTGGACGTACTGCTATGGACGATGTTCGTTTCAAGCTAGACCAAGAAGAAGTCTATGAAGGTATGAGCTTGTTTGATCTAAAGCAAATGGCCTCATCCTCTGCGTACAATAAAGTAGGTGGTAACTCTTACCTTACTTACCTGTCTCCTAACTTGTTTAGTGAAAACGATGTGTCTAGCGCCCGTATAGATTTTCAGTCTACAGTAAATGCTAACGATGCCTTTACAGAAGCAGAAAGTGAAATAGAGCAAGCTAGAGAAGACATTATTGTATTCCAACGTAATGTAGATGCTGGCGTAGACGATTCACAGTCTCAGCTTTTAAAGGCTCAAGGTAGATTAGCACAAGCAGAAATGAAGAAACTACAAGTTTTAAATGAGCAGTTTGCACCTTATGTGCAAGACCAAGCTGCAGCTTACTATGGTGAGACTTTTGTAAAGCGTATGGCTAATCAGTATGATACCATCGTAGGCGTTCCGGGATGGACTGCAACAACTTTAGGTGGCGCAGTAGAGGAAGAACCAACAGAAGAAAGCTCACCTACTGCTACTGATACTGGTGTACAACAACCCGCACTACCTTTGGATGAGACAGAAAATCAGCAAGCACCTACAATGCCTTCTGTTCCAGCACCTGCAGCAGAACAAACAGTAGAAACTGTTAAGATTGTTAATCAAGATAACGCTCCTATCCCTGTACAAACACAGGACATGGAAGGCTTACCCTTCTCGTTAGAGCCTGATGCAGTAACATTTACTGTAGACACTGATTCTGTAATAAATCACCCAGTAACTATCTTTGAAGATGGTGACGGTAATATGCGGGTGTTTAACCATCAGACAGATGAAACCCTTAGCGTAGCTATGTCAGATTATGTCTTAGCTTCTCCAGAAATGCAGCAAGAGATACAAACAAACCCTGATGCTAAGCCTATCTTAGAGAGCAAGGCGTTTGTAGAGCAACCTATAAACCTAAGTGATAGAGGTACTAGCCCTCGTGATACAGCAGCTATCAACATCACTAAAGTCAATAACTGGAAAAAGTCTATGTCAGATGTTACTCTGGCAGAGTGGAAAGAAATGTCTCGTAAGGAGCGTGTAGCTGCAGGTCTACCACCACGCCCTCTTGATATGTGGTCTGTAGGAGCAGGGGCATTTAAAGATGTAGTGAAACCAGATGTAATAAGCCCTGCAGAAGAAGAGGCTAGAGTTATTGCAGCAGATCCTTTGGATGTACCAAATGCAAAGCCACCCAGTACGCCACTACAAGGTTTAGGTGATAGGCCAAAGAAACAGGAAGAAGCACCTGATGTATCTACTGCACCACCTGTAAGAAGTAAAACAGACTTCTTTATGAAGTATGATAATCAAATGCTAGAGGCTATGGAAGAGTTTGGTATCACGAAAGATGATCCTATTTCAGAAGTTAAAGAAGCACTAGCTGCTTGGTTTGAAGAAAACTCAGGTAACTCAGAGCTTGTAGCTGACTCTACTTATATGGATCTAGACAACGCTGCCAGTATTATTTTGCAAGCCCTTAATATGATGGAAGAGTAATATGAGTGTTTCTTTACAGGATATATTGGATAGGCAGAAAAAAGAAGAGGCTACCACTGCTACTACTGCTGTAGAGTCTAAGCCAAAAGGCGTTTCTTTAGAGGACATTCTAGCTAGAAGAGATGCCGCTCAAGATACAAACGTTAAGCAAGGCAAACTAAAGAAAGACGATCTAAAAAAGTCTGCCAATGCTGCAAAGATACGTGACTACATGATGTCTAGGTTTGGATATCAGTACCGTGATGGTGGGGCGTATGATGATGATAAACTTGTAGAACAGTTTTTTGATCATATGAGAGCGTTCAATACAAACGTTGTATCTACTGCAAGTGAGGCTAGATTTGTATCTAAGGCAACAGAGTTAGATAAAGTAAAAGCAAAGCAAGCATATGACCTGTACGATCAAACAGGTAGTGTCTTTGTAAATGATGGGGTGCTTGGTGCTTTAGATGGTGTGAAGGATTACATCTTTGCTGCAGCTAAAGACCCATCAAACTATCTTGGTTTATTGACAGGTGGTATAACTAAAGCGGCTGGCTTTGGTATTACCCAAGGGGGAAAGCAAGCAGTTAAGCTATCCGTAGCTAAGGCTACACAGGAAGCCCTTAAAAAGGGTGCCTCTCGTGAAGCAGCAGAGAAGATTGGTAAAGAGGCGGGAGAGGCTGCTTTAAATCATGCTCTGTCTATAGGGGCTAAAAATCCTGCAGCTAAAAAGATTATGCGGGAGACAGCAAGGCGGGAAAGAGATCTTGCCCTACGCCGTGCTAGGCTACAGGCTCGACAGCAAGCTAAGCAAGAGATAACAGAAGGTGCAGCTAAAAAGTCTTTGTACGCTACAGCAGCAACAGACACATCACTAGCAGTATTGCAGGATCTACAGATTCAGAATCTTATGATTGATGTAGATTCACAGGATGAGTACAGCTTGTTACAAACAGGTTTTAGCTCACTCTTTGGTGTGGCTGCTCCTGGTGCTCAAATAGTTGCAGGTAAAATGAAGGGTAAGTCGGGTTACGCAGATCTAGGGTTAGAAGGTGAGTTAGCTGCTATGCGTGAGAAGCGCACTAAGCCAGTAACAATAAAGCTAACTAACTCTCAAATAGATGACGTAACAGCAGACATCAAAAAGAATGTTCGTAGCTGGAAAGAGAAAGTTGAAGCTGGCAGAGACATGTTCAGTAGAAACATCACAGACACAGATGTATTCTCTCAGATTATCTTAGGCTCTAATGGTAAAGGTACAGTAGACGGTTTAGCTTTTCAGTTAGCTAAGTCTGGGCATAAGCTGCCCAATAACGTTACTATATCTGACGCCCTAAGTAACATTGTGCCACAGCTTCCAGAAGATGAGCTAACAGAGATAAACAAACTTTTGAAGATTACAGGTATTACTTTAGGTGACGCCACTAGCTCACAGAAGAACCTGCAGGACTTAGTGGCATTTGAAGCAAGTCGTGGTGGTACCACACTAAACATAATGAGCCAAGCAGCTAAGGTAGTAAATGGTACTCTACTGCACGGTGAAACTATTATCAGTGAGGCATCAGGAGAGATCTTAAAGAAGGAAGGAGAGAAAGCTAAACGTGCACAGCCTTTCGCTTATGGTCAAAACCTGTGGCGTAGAATGCTTGTATCATCAACATCTACAACTGCAGTCAACGTTGCTGGCTTTGCACAGTACGCTACTGTTTCAACCCTAGCTGATGTGCTTAATGGTTATGGTCACATTGCTTTGAGCATGACACAGAAGGGGCAGAAGGCTGTTGAGACACGTAGACGCGGTAGAGTATATCTAGATATGCAAGCGCAGAAGATGCGTAACTTGTTAGATCCCTACACTACGCATGACGCATATATGGCTTTCCTTGGTCAGCACAAAGACGTAAGCAAGATACTCTTTGAAACTGTGTCAGGTGGTGTAGAGCGTACTGGTAAGCGCTATGGTATAGACACAACTAAAGGTGTAGCCAAGAAGCTTGAGACTATTGCAGATGCTGCTACAAAGATATCTGGTGTACGCATTCAAGATAGCTTTACTAAGTCACAGATGTTTATGGGTGAGCTAGATAAGTATGTACGGCTCAAGCATGACAAAGATCTTATGACTGTTCTCAAAGAAGGTGATATAGATCTTATCGATAATGACGTTATTGGCGGTGCTCTGGATCAAACACTGCGCTCAGTTTTCTCTAAAGATTACACAGCGCAGGAAAACTTCTTAGGGCTGGCAGCAAAACAAATTGAGAACCTTTCTAACATCCCTGTAGTAGGTACTATCCTACCCTTTGGACGGTTCTTTAATAATGTTATAGCTACAGGCTATCAGTGGTCAGCAGGTGGAGCCATTGATATGGCAAGTGCTCTGGTACGTGGTGCTGCTAAGAAGGGCGAAGACGTAGACATGCTCAAGCCTACAGAGGCTTTTTCTAGAACGCTGGTTGCATACTCTACTGCAGGTCTAGCTATAGCTTATGATGAAGAGCGTAGAAAGAAAGGCTTAGGCGTTTACGAAGTTGAGTCAGGCGCAGGTAATGTAATTGACATGAAGAGCCAATTCCCGGCCTCTATGTTTTTACTTGCTGGGCGTATACTTGGTATCAGAAAAGATGGAGACGTTGTACCATTAGAGCTTGTAACAGAATTAGGTAAGCAGATGGCAGTAGGTCAGTTTGCTTCTGACGCACAGTTTGGTAATGATCTTAACTCTATTGTAGACTTCTTCCTTAACATGGAAGGTGATTTAGATTACTTGAAGGCGGGGTTTGGATCAGGAATAACTAAAGCTGGTGGTAATTACTTATCAGGTTACACCCGCCCACTAGACACACTAAACAAGCTTGTAGGCTTTGCAACTGAAACAGACACAGCTAAAGATGTACGTCAGTCTCAGGGTATAGATACACTTTCACAGTCTTCTCTTAAATATGTAGATAACTTAGCAGAAGTATTTATTGATGCTATTGATACTGCTAAAGGGGATCTCAATGATAAAACAAAGGATACTCTTACAGGCGAAGAGCTACGTGTAGGTATACGTGAAGGTGAGGTCTATGACCCCAACCCACTTGCTAAAGTTTTAGGTGTGACTATTAAGCAAACTCGTACTGCAGCAGAAGAGTTATACTCTGTGGCTGAGATGGCACCTTGGACTGCAGGGGAGAGATCTGAGATTGCTGGGTACGATAAGGTCTTTAACAAAGTATTTGCACCTCTATTAGAGAGGGAGTCAAAAATGTTGTTAGCTGATCCTAAGTTTAAGAAGGCTAACTTACAGCAAAGACGTACTATGGTATCTGACAGGCTGACTAAGATACGTGCAGATGTAAAGTCTTACTTAGAGGCAAGCTCAGACTCTGATACAATCATTCAGAGTTTGCGTAGAAAAGCATCAGCTACTGGCAATAGAAACTCTAAAGCAGAAGCAAAGAGGTTTATGAAGAACAAGGGAGCTACAACAAATATCAGAGACATGAATTACAATGAATTGTACATGTATCTAAACTATCTAGACTACCATGATCAAGTCTACAAAGAATAGCAGAGGGGGCGCACTAAGCGCCCCTTTCTTTATTTAATACCGTACTTTTCAGCAGCGAGCTTAGCCCACATCTGTGACTCAGTAAGTCGCTCTAAAGCGTTCTCCTTTTCATCACAGTGGTGTAGGTTTCTATTGTAGTGTACTTCTAAGCCTGTTGCCTGTGTTGTCAGGTCAGCCTTAAAAAGATTAGTCTTTGTGTCCATGTATGCCTTGGCTTCTCGTTCTAGTTTCACTGGTATTCCTTATGCACTTTCGGGTACTTGAAAGCAGTAAGTATTTGCTGATGACTCTGGTGTAGGTCTAGTACTCATTAATCTGTTTTCCATTTCAACAGCTAACTCATTACAAGAATGGACATCCATAAACAAACCATCAAAAGATTGCACTTTTATGCGCCCTTCAAACATCATAATGAGTACTAAAACATACATTAGAACCAGCCTTTAACTTGCTCAATAAGTACAGGGCCGTACTCTGCAGTAAGAGCAACAACTTCACCAACAGCAAGCATACCAATAGTAGCAACAGCCATAAATTCAATACCTGTCATATCATTCTCCT